CGGGTCGATTGGTTACGCCCTCTTGGCCTTAGTAAAAGCTGTCATTACAGCCGAAAAATATAGTGCGTGCTTGGGCTATGGCTATGGGTATGAAGGTGGCATTGTTTGTCTTGAGAAAATATTGTATTAAGGTTAGTAGTAATACTGTAACATATGACCTGACAGACAGGGATGGCCCAAACATTAGAATGACGGTTCTTGAAGATGAAACATTTGATGATGCCCAAAGACGAATGCTTCTCTATCTGAACTCGAAGCTTGATATTGTTCGTCTTGAGAATGCGACGGTGTTTGGTATTAAGGGTGACGATATGTACGCCACCCCTAAAGATCGAACTAGTATAATGACTGCAACGAATATGTATCGAATGGTTATTCCTGGTTTACCGGATCAATGGCTTCCGATGGCAACACAGCGCCCTAATATACATCCTATAATTGCCAATATACTTTGGAGGTTTGATCTTGAACGTTTTCAGAAATATGGATTTCTTCAGATGGATCAACGTGCAGTTTGCCCCCACAATCATTTGGTGACAAACTATATTCGAGTTGATGTTGGAGTTCCTTCTTTGATGGTGCTGTGCCTAAGGCGATTGAGTTCATATAACTTGGCTTATGGCGGCACTGTCAAATATCCCTATGTCGCTAATGCGTGTTTTAATCCTCTTTTGGGTTTAGGTGATAAATTATCTCGTCTTCCGAAATCATATGTTAGTTTCTTGCCTGAATTCCGTTTTCAAGATGTTCATAGAGCGATTAATTATTACTACATGTATTGTGTTGATCTTCAAAAATTTAAGTTTACTTTTGAACCCAAAGACTTGGATTTGTTTAAATTTGGTAATACGAAATGTGGCTATCGGAAGTGGCAGAACGTTAATGATATTCAATTAGATAAGTTCACTAGAGTTAAATTTGTCCAGAAACCCTCCAAGAAACAGGCTCAAGTAACGATTATGAGAGAATTTCTTGTTTCAGTTTTTCGTGCTTTGGATGATACGTCTTGTGGGAGCGTGCCGTATGAGAAATATCTTAAACAATTCATAACAACATTATCTATTAAAGAACAAAATTTATCGGCTATTGATATAGGAAATTTGTCAGATGAGGCTGTCAAAGACATGTATTGGAAATCTAGACTTTTCTTTCTCTCTAATGATTCCGTGCTACATAAACTATTTTTAACTAGAATCAAAGGAGAAAGGACTTATTATCCCGATTGTCTCACCGCGTTGACTAAATTGCCTGCTCGTCATAAAACTTTAATGATATCAATTGGTACAACTTGGACTAAAGGTGGGTCAGAATTACTGTTTAACCAGCTCCATGGTGACAAATTTGATGTTTATGAGAGAATTTCGTTACCTGGTGATTCTGATATAAACGTATGTTGTACTTACAAATGGGTTAGTGCAGGTGAGATGCTTGTTGGTGCAGGGGATATTAAATCGTTAGATACATCAATAACAGCGATTCCTCTAATGTTGTATTTGATGTTTGCTCAAATTTGGATACAGCGTAACGATGCGGATCCAAGTTATAGGATGTTTCAGTACATATTGGAAGGATGTGCTGAGCAGTTAGCAGGGAAAACAGTTCGTTGGATTCGTGATTTTGTCCTCTTAATTGGAGTTATGCCTTCTGGCTCTCTTGAAACGTCTCATGGTGATTCTTGGATTGTTGGTGTTGTTTATTGGTTGTCATACATATTTAATGTCATGTCTCAAGTTGATGTTTTGACTAGAAGAAAGATTTGGGACTATTTGATTAATCGAATTATAGGAATGTGGGTGTATGGCGATGATTTTCTCAAGATCTATCCTAAGTTGTTGAGGGATCATGTAAATGTCTATGGATTTGCAAATTACTTGTCCAGTTCTCATTCGATCCAGATGAAGAATTGTGAGGAGTTTACATCTGTTTTAACATACCTCACTGTGCGCAATAATGAAGTAATAAATCATGTTTACACAGGTCCATCTTATTTGAAGCGACATTTCATTCGTGCTGATCAGTTTAATCTTCAGATGCACAATCCTAAAGTTTGTAATGTCGTACCATGGAGACCTTTTCCTCAATATCAATGGCGTGCAGGTGTTCCTCGTGATCGTGGAGCACCAGTTTATATTAACCTTTCTCGTTTGATTGGTCTTGCATACGATACCATTGGTGTTGATCCTATGGCTTACTATTATCTCAAATTTGTTTATGATGAAACTTATGAAGTGTCTGCCCGTATTGTTGGGGCTAATTACCTTACCGCCAATATGCCTCGCTGGTTAGAAGAAGACTCCAAATATTTGCGAAAGATCAACTATAGAATCGAGCATTCAAATTTTCCATCTCGTGAAGAACTGCTGAATCTACTTGTGATGAAACGTGAATACCATTATCCTCCAACAATAGGGCCGTGGCAAATGCATTTATCAGATTATGAATGGTGGTAACCCGCTTATCCTGGGTCAAGTGGTTTATATTGATTTATC